AATACTTTTGATAGCCTCCAACTCTACAGTATCCATTTGAATTAGATCTAATCTTGGCTGGAATCCAGCAGCCATTAGAATTAATAATTTTAGGTAGAGATAATATATAGTCTTTCGTGAAAGTTACTAAGATACGTTTACGTATATATCTCTTTGGTTTCATATATCCTCTTCAACGAGAGAAGAGGCCTTTTCACTTGCATTCTTAATTGTTTGAGCCAACCTTTCGGATAATGATAATGATCCATTACTTACTAGAATAGTTGGTTCTAATACTTCTTCTGAAATAGATAATTCTTGGAGATTCTTTGGGCGATGGCAAGCAGGACAATGAGGTTTCGCTAGCCTTAATGAATATTCGTCCATTAAAAACTCTGAACCGCATCTCCAACACAAGCTGCGCTTGCCAAGAGCTAATGCGATGTTTGATTTAAAAGAGCAGTCTGGTAATGTACAGAAGAACACTTCATTCCCCGATTTGTAACGGAGCCTCTTCAACTTATGTGTGTGCTGAATCTTAGCCATCTCACTCTTTCTAAATCCAATCCTCGAAGCGGCCGGCTCTGACTGATTAGTAGTCCATTATTAGGCTACGTAAATCAAAATCAGAACCGGCCTATCACTACTAAGTCAGCACTACTGTTGCTAATCATTGCTTTCATGATCCTGCAACGACTAAACTTAATAGTGAGTCTTGTTTATTCTACATTTGACATCTTTGAAGTAACATCCCACTCAGCTATTGTCACATAGTTATCTTCTAGCTTTCTATCCTTGCTATCTTGGCCTGAAGAATCGCAAATCTCAAAATACTCACATAATCTTGAGAATTTATAGCACGAAGTGGGTTTTTCGACCCACTTTCCAGTAGCTACGCAAGTCAGATATTCGTTTAATATCATATCAGTTAGATTAGACTTCCAATCATTTATGTAAATAGGATCATAGCTTAAAGGAAGACGTTTGAATTTCTCTTCGGCCGTTTTAGGCTTCTTCACATCTGGGTCTTGCAATCCTATTCTATTAACTAACAAATAGTTACTGTCTACTGCTGAACAATAGTTGATGAATTGATTACTTTTTCTCAGAACCATTGAATCTCTTGAATACGTCTTATGGTCTATTGGCAGCCGTTCGTAGCTAGCCTGTCCTCCAACTCCGTGATAGTTTACTAAAAGGTCTATCTTGCCTGAGATGATAATACGAACTGAGTCGTCTTCAAATAGATTGTATGCGAATGGCGTTTCTACTGCAAGAACCTCAAGACAGTTTTCATCATCAGCTCTCCAGTAATCACAGCTCTCTTCGATCGCTGACAAGACACGATTTACATCATCTGATTCTAGGCTATTCTCTTCTGGATTGGCGGCCATTTCTCGAATCTTCATCAAACAGGCCTCTATTCGCTCATTGTAAGGTTGTTGCTCCTTCAGCATTGTATAGTAAACGGCTAGTCCTTCATGAGCTATAGAACCTTTCTCTAAGGCTTCTGCTTTACGATACATTACAGGCAATGATTTGTTATGATTATGCCTGAAATTGTATCGAGCTGGACAAGTTTCGAATAAGTCTACCTTACTCGCGTCTAATATGATATTTGCTTTATTTTCAGTCATTTCTTATTCCAGTGTATGTTATCTTCTTTGTTCCTATGCCACTCAACATCTCTATCGTATGTGTCTCTTTCTCTCTGCTGCTCTTCTTTATATTTCTCTCTATCAGCCTTACTTCTTCCTTCAGAATCTCTAGTTCCTTTACATCTAGGAAAGTCTCTACATCCCCAAAATACACCAAACTTACCTGTCCTAGATATCATTTCTCCACCGCAGTCAGGACATTTAACTGATTCGTATGCTCCCATCACTTCCTCAATTCATTCACATTATGTGCAACAACGAATCCTCTAGCACCAATGATACTCCAACCTATGATTTTGGCCGTTTTGGGGTGCTTGCGGCCGAGTTTATTCAGCATAAGACTAGTAGATAATGATTCAGCTCCGACAAAGCCGTCTATGACGAATGGATTCTGTGATGGGATTATCACTTCTGTTCCATTATGTTTTAATGCGTAATGAGTTGTCGTCGCGTCGGCTCCGAATGTCAAGTTTAGCACTATTAGCATAATCTTCAAGGAGTTTCTCCAATCTTAGCTAGTTCGTTAATGATTTGTTCTAGTTCATTAATGCTATCATAGTATATGGTTCCTAAATTGCTTCTTGTATTATCTTCTGAGTTCTCATAATAATTATGCTTTGTAATAATAATTTTATTAGAAATATTATATACCTCTACTTCACTCTTCACTAACACAGGAAGAGGATGTGGAAACACTCTCCATACCATCTCAACCTTTTGACTCAATCTTGCACTCTGTTTAATATCAATTGGAGTCTTAATGATTTAATCTCTTTGGGATAGAATTGATCCTCTAAAGCATCCCTTATAGCTAGCTCAAAATCCTCTTTCTTCTCATAGTAAGTATGAAAATAAATTATGGCTTTAAATGATTTCACTTCATCTCCAATAGCTTTTCTTTCAGCTCTGCTAACTGTTGTTTCATCTTCAATAAGAGTGCTTCAACTTCATCGAATCTAACGTATCTTCCGTCTAACACTTCCATCATACAGTAGTGGTGAGGTTCGTAACGTTTCATTATTTTCTCCTTCATTAAGAACTTCAAATATTACGTATATTATGAAGAGCATAACTCCCATCATGAATGATGCCGTTACGGCTCCTACAATATCACCTAAACTCATTTCATCCTCTTATGTGCCCATCGATGATTAGGAAAACTTGAGCATCCCCAAAACAATTTTCCCGTTTTGCTATTCTTCTTTAGAACTACTTCAGCTACGCAATTTCCATCATGTAACATCTGAATATAATCTTTTTCATCTTGCTCGTTTGTAATACTATCATCCATCTCATTCATATCATCCCAATTACCGATGTAGTCTTCAGCACTCATTTAAAGACTCCATGCCTTTCTTCCACGACTAACTAACATTTCTGCCAATTCTTTCATTAAACTCTGTTGTTCCCAAGCTATTTCTCTCTTATCCATTGTAGCCGCAACGATGCTCCGTTTAATTTCTACTAATTCAGTAAAGTATTCGTCTATAGTGCCACTCGCTAGCATGTATGTAATAGTTACTGAATTTAATTGCCCGAATCGGTGAAAACGGCCTTCAACTTGCTCTTCATTTGCCGGATTCCACTGTCTTTCAAGTATGATTGCGTCAGAACAGAATTGAAGATTTAATCCTTCACCTGCTGCAAGAGTTGATGCAATCATCAGCCTTCTGCTGTTATCTTCCTTAAACTCTTTTACTAGCTTACTACGTTCATCTCCTGATAGTCCTGAATGCAATACGCACGAACGGCCAAAGCCTCCATCGGATAACCATGTATCAAGCTGAGTCTGAAGCATTCCCATCACATCATTATGATGTGTAAAGATTACTATCTTCCTATCAGTTGATAAGAGAAACTCTGTTGTGAAGTCTACGCATTCTGCTACTTTAGAGATGCCTGTTACATGCCGCATTTTGCTCATAATAGCAATTTTAGTGCTTGTAGCAGCGAAACCGTCATCATCTCCGTAAAGAGACTCTTCTAATTCTTTCAATAGGCTGTCGTAAACCTTATTCAGCTTTCTATCCAATTCTACATGATGAAACTTCCTATCAATGCTTGGCAAATCTGGTAGTACGTCAGCCTTTGTGCGACGAATGATAATGTCTTTTGTGTCTTGATGAAAACGTTCTACATCCTTAAGACCGCCAACCTTAGTTCCCCATCCTGACGAATAAGTATCACAATAGTTGTCAATAAATCTCTGATAGTGTGGAAACAATGTAGGCTTTACTAAATTCAAAACTGTGAAATACTCCCCTGCATTATTCTTGATTGGTGTGCCGCTCATTGCTACTACATGTGGAGTCGTCCGAGCTACTCGTTGAACCGCTTTCGCGCGATCAGACAAATGGTTTTTGATTCTCTGACATTCATCTATGATAATTGTCTTTATCATTCCCTCTGGAAGCATATCAAATAAATCTTTATTCTTCAGCATATCATATGTAACAACGTAGATTTGAAATCCTGGAAATGCTCTCTCTTTGCCTGATTGAATAACTTGAGTTAGAAACTCTTTTCCCGCTCCGCAGATACGATGAATCTCAAACATCCACTGTAGTTTAACAGTTGATGGACATACTACCACAGCAGGTAATAGTTCTGTTTGATGTAACTTTATCAGTCCTAATACCTCCCAAGTCTTTCCCAACCCTTGTTCGTCGGCAATAATACATCGAACGTCTGATTCTTCTGCAAACTTAATTGCATCAATCTGATAAGGTCTAGGCTTACAACCGTCAGATGCTACTATTGAATCGTATAACGTTGAAACGGCTATGTTCTCTGAATAGATTGAATGTCCACAAGCTAGTTTGATGACTAGAGACTTTCCAATTTTAATTCTAGAATTCTCTACTGCAATCTTAGAACAAACGGGGCAAGTTTGACGGATTATTGATGTTAGCGGCATTACCTTGACTTTCTAGCGTTATATGTTCTGCTAGTTAAGCTACTCTCTTTCATGAGATTAACGGCTTGCTGTGCTGTCATTATCTGGTCGTCTATTGTTACTATTTCATCTGCAAAAAATGGGTCATTTCTAATTTCATCTTCTAACTCTTTTATATATTCTCTAGATGACTCTGATATATTACCTCTCATAATATTCTCCTATTTAGCAAAAGGATTAAACATCTTTCTGGATGTAGTGCTATCAATCTTCTTTTCGGCCGTTTTCACGTCAAGAACGGCCTGTTCTACAACTGCACTCTTTTCAGGATTCTTTACGGCTAATATCGTTCCGGCTCCCATCAGGCGTTGTGCTTCTTTTTGTGCGTCAAGAAGACTCATTCCAGACTTCTTAAACATCTCTTCCAGGCCAGCCTGGATTTTTTCTGATTTAGTGAGTCTCTTCTGTCTCTCTTTGATTGTATTTATTGCATCAGTCGTAGACTGGTCTGTATTCAAAGACCTTTCAAATCCCGCAGTCTTTCTCTTTTCTTTCTTTTCGTCGTCGTCTATCTTGTCAACGGCCGCTACGTGCACACGTGCTTCATGTGCAATCTTCTGCATCTCTTCTCTGTATGCACGCCTAGTTAGTGCATCCATTCCTGCTACTATTTTTAGAGCACCTGTAAATAGCTCTTTGAATAATTCTTCTTGTGGAGTCATCGCTGCGGCCTTTCCAATTGTTAAGTGATAAATTACTACTTCTCTTATGTAATATTTATCTTGGTTGTAGACTTTAACGCCGTCAAGATTACAATACTCGCAGTAAGCATTGTAATCTCCTAGTTCGTTGCGGCATCGTTCACATTGCCAAGTCATTCATTGTTAATTCAAGTATTCAGAAACTTTACTAATGGAGTGGATATTCTGAACCTCCGATGAATATACACCTAATCCATTAGGTTTATCCATCATCGGTAATGTTAGATTACGTCTTAACTCTTCTGCAATATCGCCAGTTACAGCTTGTTCATCAACATTTAATTCTAATTCGATTGTAAACCACTTCTTTGTCATGTTATTCTCCTTCTACGAGCCGCCAAAAACGAAGATACATATTTCTGTGTAGATAATATGTAGCACTAATAGTGGGCGATAGATTATTATACAAATTATGCCAATTATGGCTCTAATCCACTTATAGCAGCTAGTTAGCATGGTCGTTTGCGGCCCGGAATATCTTCAGGTTAGCTTTGAATAAATCAAAATCAATCTTCCAAGAAGATTCAGAATTGTAATGGTCAGCAAACTTATATGCTAATACCCAGGCTCTTACTATGCTATTCATGCTATTCTCCTTCTGAAGAGATGCCGACAAACTTTACTGTCCTGGTTGCTTTTAGCAAGGTTGCTAGCTTGAATATCAGTGAGGCTGGAATTTCCACTTCATCATATTCAATCTCATTCGTGTCTTTATTCTTCTCGCCGGCGGAAGTGATTAGAACTTTACCATTCTCCTGAATCTTAGCGTGAATACCATAGTGCTCAATCGTCAACGGCTGATGCACGTATCGCTTTACCATGCTTCTATCATCGTCTGAGTCTGCAAACTTTGGATTGTTTCTAAACTGATTCATTGTTTGTTCTCCTTACTCGTGTCTGTGTAATCTTCAGGTTCCCACATCATATTCCTAGCTGTCTCTGACGCAATGACAAACTCTTCAATATCATTCTGTAGAATGTATTGAGTAGCTTGATTTAGGTCTGCAAATTTAAATAAATCTACATCCTCATCGTCTGAGTGTGGAGTTTCTACATAAATCATATCAATCCTCTACAGTTTCAGTTGACATCAACTCGAAGTCTACATCTGAGAAATCACATTTAGTATTTAGCAATCTAGACATATGCTTAATAGCATCTTCCTTAGACAAGTCTACAAATCCATCATGTTCGATGTTAGAGTCGGCATAGACTGTAAACGTGTATCTTACTTTCATTTAGATTTTCACTTTCTCACCAAAAAACTTGGCGTTTGCTGAATTTACCATGTTAATAAAGTCTATTGCAGACTTCCCTGTTAGCTTCCAGCAATAGATTAGATGCTCATCTGGATGAGGATTATAGTCTTTATCCATATAAGGACCATAAATCTGTCCACCAAATTGTTCAACAAACCAGTCTAATGAGTCTTTATATGGATGCTCAAAAGTTATGCTCTCATTACCTTCTGTTAGAACTACTTGGCAATGGTCATTGCCTTTCTTAGCAGCATAGAATCCAGCTGCTCGTGCTTCCTTATGCTCATTCCAATACTTATTCACCACTATTCTCTCCTGTAGCATCTAGTTGACGGCTTCTGCTCTTCTAGTGACTGTTTATCTGAGCATACGAAGTAGTGAAAGTGGTTAACGGCGTATCTGATAGAGTAATACCATGCTGGAGTATGATTGAATGATATTACTCTATCACATATGCAGCAACGAATCTCATTCCAGTCAAAACCTACTAGAACTTTAGGCTTTGCTAGAATTAGAGAGAATTTCTTAACAGTGCTAGGATAAAGACGTAATTGACCAGATGCTACACTAGTAATCTGGTCTCTCTTTCCTATCACTTGACCTTTTCTAGTCTCTGCTTTCAGAGATTCTTGGAGGATTGATTCTAGTTCTGCTTTTTGCTGTTCTATCATTACTTCATCCAAGTTGGCTTAATAGAGTTGTTTTTTATTCTGTTCTCTAGCTGCTTTTCGGTCATATCCAAATAAAGCAGCCACACTATCACGTGTTTCTCTATTCTCTTTTCTTCTACCATTCTTATCTCTTTCCTTATCTCTACATTTATTACACCACTTCTGTCCTTCCTCTTCTGCTGTTAATACCCTTTCACATTTCTTATTCTTACATCTACCTCGCATTGGATTGAATGGTGGTGGAGTGTTAAGAATCATTCTTACCTCTCAATGAAAACAAGGCAATCCACGATAGTCGATGACGGTCAGCGGCAGTCGTTGTCGGTGCGACGCGGCCTGACGGCCGTAACCTGTTGACCCGCTTGGGGTTAGCGTCGATTCCGGTTCTGCTCTCGTCATGTCTATGTGAGAGTATCACATTTACTTTCGGGTGTCAAGAGCAAAATTGTGGTTGGGTTGGGTGACAAAAATTGTCAGTTTTGTATTCTTTCTTTATAATAAATATATATATAATAATATATATATGTATATATAAAAGACTCAATAACACTCAAAACGACCGACAACGCCAACGACCGCCGAAAGTAAAACTGACCCATCTAGACGCGAAACGTGGCGCAATTCGCTAAGTGCCTGCCTGCCTTGACGTTACTGCCAGTTCGAGACGACGGAAAATGAGCGTTTCAGATTTTTTCGCACTCGCTTGGCGTTTTCTGACGTGAACTGTCGTGGTTGAAAATTTCAGACTAAATGATTCTTTCAATTCATTAATTTGAACAGTTTAATTGCCATACAAAAGGCAGACAATTCTGCGTTCTGCTGCTTTTGAGTCAAAAGGCCGGTCTTGATTGGATACTGCTTGATAAATTCTTGTAGAGTCATTTTGTTTTCTCCTGAAGTTTGCAATTAACTACAAGTGAAGACTGGAATCCTCATAAAACTCCAGTCTTCTATCTAGCTAATTGAGACGACTATTGTTGCACCAGATTTTCTCTTTCTTCGCCTTTTGGAGCAGAGACAGAAGAAAGCAGTTTTTCTGGATTCTTACTTTCTTCACTTTCCCGCCTTCAACTGAGAGGCGACAATTCCGGGCTTAATTAAAGCCACTGCGTCTTCAATCGAAACGTTTGCAGAGCCACTGTAATTCTTAACAACGGCCTTGAACATTTTCTGAATCTCTTCAGGCCAAGTCTTGTCAACAAACTCTGCAATCGGGTCTGAAGCTTCCTTATACAGAATTTCGTTGTCTCCGAGAATGAGTCGGCGAACTACAAACGCTTCTCCTTCGGCTTCGGAGAGTTTGTCTCCGCCTGTCAAATGCATAAACTCAGTGAATGAAGTAGGAAGAGTTTCCGGCTGAGTTTCATCCCAGTTCTCGTATTGAATTTCCTGCGGATTCCGACCGCGAGTCAATCCGAGACTAGTTCTAGTTCCCTTTCCAGTCTTTCCGGCATTCAATTTCACTTCACGCGCAGCCATTTCCGCAGTTCGCGCAGCCAAAGCCGCTTTCTTTTCCGCGTCGGTCTGTTCAGCAGTAGTTGTCATTTTCGTTTTCCTTTGAGTGTGTCGGGTAATTCCGACAAGAGAATTGTCTCATGTTTCGGGTCGAGAGTCAAGGGTTATTTGGTGATTACACCTTCCTTTTTGCAGCCCTTTGCGGCGACTGTCTTAATTCCACAAATGTAATACCGCTTTGGAGTCGAACCGCAATAAGCGCAACGGAGTCGAGCGAACGAAGTGAGCGAGAGACAAACTTTACACTTATACATGGTTCTCCAAAATCTGAAATCTGAACTATTCAGGAATCAGGACCACTAGCGTAGAACCTTTTTGATAATAGCTAGGCACTTGAGACAATTTACATCTTTTGGATTGGAACTAGCTTGTCTATTTTCGCCTTTTGTTTTACAAGCAATCGATGCTCCGAACCGGAAATGTATCACCTTGCCATCTTCGCCTTCGTCTCTGTAGCCAGTGTCCATACTAGTATATAAAGCATAGCTCATACCAGGTCGCTACCAGGCATATAACCACAACATCTGGTATAACAACGGCCGCTAGCTACCATATATAGATGTGTAAATAAAGTCTCTGGAGCCGTAGCTCTATAATGTTGGAGCCGTAGCTCTATTGTTGAAAATCCTTAGGAAATATCAGCTTCTTTATGGAGACAGGCATCATCCGTGCCAGTCAATTCCAGACCCTACCCAGCAGCCACCATATTTTGGGACTCCGGCTTGCAATACAGTGCGGACTATTCACCTCACTCTAATGAAAAGAATAATAAATCACATTCTAATAAAGAATATAATGAAAAAGGATTAATTCTGCACAATCAAAAAATAAAATAAAAATTCTGAAAAAATCAGAATCTGAAATCTTCAGCGCCTCCGGAGGTTTTTGCTAACAAAACGAGGGCTTGACAAAAAAATCTGAACCGGATATACTAGGATTCTCAGTCGAGGTGTCGGGGGAATAGTGTATGAATAATACAGATAGAATGAAAGAATCAGCTGAACGCAGAGCATTAATAGCCGCAAGCGGGATAGCGAAAAGAGTTTCTGATAGGATTACGTTTCCTAAACTTTATTGTAATTGCCCTCCTAGAGAAGTTAAAGCTTTAACGACTCGTTACGACTGGAATAGCTACGTAGAATATTGTGACAACTGCAAGCTCCTGCTTCGCAGAGAAAATGAATAGGCAATGGCTACTAAGTGTATGGTTTGTGGATGTCCTGTAGCTTTTAGATTGAAGCAAGCATCTACAGTAGGTGAATCTTTGTGTTGGCCTTGTTGGGTTTGGGCAGGTAGAATCCTCAAATATCCTTGGTGAAAGTATATGATCATTAATAATGATGAAGCTTCTAAGAGATTGAATTCTCCGTTGAATCTAATTAATAAACTTCGTGAAACGAAGGCTAATGCAAAAGCTAAAGCCGCAATGGCCATATTCATTCCTCAAAACAGAAAGGAGGTTACAGCTGAATCCATTCCCATTGGTTCCAGAGTTAATGCCGGGGTTCAGCATCCGGCAGAAAACACTGAAACATTAGATTCAATATTAGAGAACAGCGAAGCTCAGATAAGCTTAGGACTTGCTCATGACTCAGCTCTTAAGTTGTTAAATAGTTCAATAACAAGATTATCAAATAATATAGACGAAGTTAAAGCTGAGAAATTGCCACAAGCAATACTCGCAGCTAGTAAAGTCGTAGAATCAATCCGCCGCGAACGTAACGAAGCACTGAAGAATAATAAAGACCGAGAAGTACATTATCACTTCTATACGCCGGAACAGAAAACTTTAACAGACTACGAAGTAATCGAGGTTCAATAAAGTCTGAGACAATGGCTGAAGAGTCAGTTGCTGGAGTTATTTCGGCTGAGATTCCCAAGCAAGTAGTAGGACTGATTCCAGCTTCAATTCCACCGACTACAACAACTGAGCAGAATTTAGTAACTGCTGGACAAAGAAGAATAAACCTAATATGGGAGTGGACACAATCTATAATCTCTGTGTCTGTTGTATTGGCTAATATGATAGTAGCAGTTTATGACGGAGTAGTAAATAAAGCTCCAGCATTTCCTACCGTCTTGTCGTCAGCACTCTTTCTAGTTGTCGGCTTTTATTTCTCTAGAACTAATCATTCTGCAATAGGTGGAGTCGGTGATAAGACGGCAACAATTTACGCAGGACGTTGATTGACTAGGTTCTTAACGGCCGTTGCGACGGTATTATTCTATTCTACAATCCTCTCTGCACAACCGACCGTATTAGATCCTCCTAATCCAACCTGGAGTAATACTAACGCAGCAAACATTGCTAGTTATATTCCAGTAGCCGCAAGCATCGTATATGATTCGTATAAGTCTTATAAGTCTGAAAACAGAAAACGAAGTTTTCTGATGCAAGGAATAAAGACTGGAACTAACCTTGGAGCGGCCGAGGCTATTAAATTGTTAATTCACAGAATCAGACCTGATATGTCAGATAATAAATCATTTCCATCAGAACACACTGAACTTAGTGCGATGGGAACTTCAATAGCAGTATCAATCCCATTGGCAGCCGGAACGGGCTATCTTCGGATGGCTGCAAACAAGCATTTCCTGACTGATACAATTACAGGATTGGGAATTGGTTTCCTTACAGGACGTTACATTAGATAGCACCGAGCGACTGAAAGGAGCGAGGTGAAATGAATTGGACAGCACTTCTACAAGTCGTCTTGAATGTATTCGAAAAAAATCCACAATTGGCTGAAACTCTTCTCACTACTCTATTTAGTTTATTTGCTAATAATCCTCCGCTAGTTGCTAAAGCCGTTCAGGTCGGATTAGCTCATGCTTCTGCAATAGCTCCGGCAGCTCATGTAGTTGAGGTTAAAGCGGCATGAATATGCATCTTCTCTTGTTAGTGTTTGCATTCGTATTATTTGTTTTAGCAGCTATTCCATTCACTCCGACTGAACCCTATTGGAATAGACTCTGTGCAGCAGGACTGGCTTGTTGGGTGGCTGCTAGTTTATTTGGATAAAGAATGCAACTCTTCACACTAGCCAACGGCAATGTAATTAATCTGGTACAGGTTGTAGAGATTGTAGGTCTTGTTATTCATATGACTAATGGAACATCGATCACAATAACGGCCGAAGATAAGATTAACATCTTGCGGCTTCCGTTGATTGTAGTTTAGTTCAGGAGAATCATAATGGCAACTGTTGTTGCTGCCATGTCGGGAGTTCCTTTTCAGCAGTTAGTAGCTACAACAACTGGGTCAGGGACTGTGTTAGCCATTCCCATGAGTTGGAGAAATCATACTTGGATTATAACAGGTGCGGCCGGGATTACGGCAGGTAGTGTACAAATAGAAACAGGAACAGATCCCACATTAGATACTGGAACATGGGCCGCTGTAGGGGCCGCAGTGACCCCATTATCTAGCACTGATTTACTTGTTCAAGCAACAGGTATATTTGAGTTTCTAAGAGCTAGAGTAGCCACAACTATTTCTGGAGGTGGTGCTCCTTCTGTTACTGTTACATATATTGGAGGAAAGAGCTTCTAATTAGTTATGAAAGATAAGCTTTATAGGCTGTTACGATGGTTTGTCGTATCGTTATTCAAAGGAACTCCTGAAAAGTGATGTTCAGCATTTTGGTTTTGATTCTTCTTCAACGGCCTGCTACATTCATGCTTCAATCTAGTACTACTGGGGCCGTTACGGCCTCTTGGAGTGCTAATGCTCCGTCAGATAATGTAGTAGTTTATAGGCTATACTACGGAACGGCCTCGAATATATACACAACTACAATAGATATAACTGCTCCATTAACTTCTGTAGTTGTTCCAAATCTCACAACAAATACAACATACTATTTCGCAATTCAAGCTCGTGCTGCGACTTTGTTTTCTGCTCTTTCTCCAGAGGTTTCTATAACAATTCCTCAAGCAAATCCATGTTTAGATAGTGGTGGAAACAATGTTGTTCAACTCCGTGTTTTATCATTCACGTCGCTGTTAGCTGCTAACGGCCTTGGGCAGCTATTGTGGACTATCACATCAGTAGCTAGAATAGTAAATATTACAGCAACTCTCAATGGCAATCCAATATCAGTGATTAACGGAGCTGATAGTAAAACACTAGATCTTGCGCGAAGCGCAGGAGTGAATTTCAATGCTCCTTCTACAAGTGGAGCTTATACTTTAGTAGTAAGCGCAGTAGATATTAACGGTTGTAAAGCTGATACTAGTTCGATAACACGAATAGTAAATGTTCCTTGATTCTTGGAGAAAGAGGTTGTCAGACGTATACAACATCACGATAAACATTCGGAGACATAAAAGAAAGAAGATTAGGAAGTTAGTTCTTAAATTCGGACAACCAACTTGGAAGACGATAGAAGGAAAACAAACAATGGCAACTCCAGTGATTCCCGGTACTCCCGCAGCCGCAGTGATGGCAGATGGTCAGCAACTATCTGCTACGATAACTCCAGAAGATGCTAATGGGAATGTAGTTCCTATTCCTGATGGTGACGCAGTAGTTTGGTCTAGCTCTGATCCAACTATTGTTACCGTAACGGCATCTGTTGATGGTCTTTCTGCCGTTTGCGCTAGCGCAGCAAAGGTTGGCAGTGTCACGATTAATGTTGTAATTAATAGTGCCGCTGGAGTCGCCGTCGCTTCTGCATCAGGCACTATTCAGGTAACACCAGCCGGTTTGAGTCAGGTAGCAATTAGTTTTGGTGCTCCTTCCGCAATAGCACCCGGAACAACGGCTGGAGTAGCTAAAGCTAAATAATAGTTTGAGACGACGTGACAGAGAGAAGCGGGAATGAACGTAGGAAAGTGATAAGAAGAATGCCAAAGTATCCTCAGACTGTAATTGATTTGGGGAAAGCAATTGCACATGCTGAAGGTTTTGGTGTTCCCGGCACTGTTCCAACTAGGGCTCATAATCCGGGTGATCTGAAAATCCCTAACTGGAATGGTGCCGTTACAGGCACGGAAGGCATTTCTGTATTCCTAACTGATGAACAAGGCTGGGATGCTCTGTATGATCAGCTCTTAAGAATTCAAGTTGGAAATTCTCATGTTTATAGATTAGAGATGACATTTACTGAGTTCTCTAGACACTGGACTGATACACAAGAAACTAACTGGATAGACAATGTAATGTATTTATTGCAATCATTAGGTCATTCAGTTGATGAACAGACAAAACTTGGTGATTACTTTAGCAATGGTTAACCAGCGAAGCTGATGCCTACAAATCTAGCTAACGGAATAGAACTTGGAGATCCTGGCAACGGCTTCTATGAAGACTATCTCAGAGAAAGAAATATTAAACCACATCCAGTTCAGGAACAGCTTTTAACTCTTCCAGATGAAATCTTTGAAGCCCTATATGGAGGAGCTGCTTATGGAGGAAAGAGTTGGATTCTTACGTTGCTCCCGCTATTTCGTGGATTCTACAAATTTAGGGGTTATAAAGGAATTATACTTAGAAACAAATTCCCAGACTTGGAAAGAGAGATAATACGTCTTTCTAAAGAATATTATCCAAAAACTGGAGCAAAGTATAATGAACAAAAACATAGCTGGGAATGGCCAGAGTACAACTCATATCAGGATTTCGGACACGTTCAGCATAGTAGTGATATTGCTATGTATGATTCTAGCCAATATAACTATTGTTCTTTCGATGAGCTCACGCATTTTTCTGCTTATCCATATCATTATATGGTTGGTTCTCGTGTTCGTCCTTCGTCATCATTTAACATTGCAATCGTCAGAAACGGTTCGAATCCCGGAGGAGTAGGCCAAACATTTGTTTATGATAGATTCGTTAAGCCATTCGAAGATGGTAATAGAATCATTCGTGACAAGTCTACAGGTCTTCTACGGATATTCATTCCAGCTAAAGCTGAAGATAATCCTTATGGAATGGAATACGATCCGTTATATGTTAAGAAACTCGAGATCCTTAAGACAGTCTCCGAAGCAGAATATAGAGCAAAAAGATTTGGCGACTGGCATGCATTTAAAGGCTCCGTTTTTACTACATTCAGACCACTTAGATTTCCAGGTGAGCCAGATAACGCACTGCATGTTATTAAACGATTTCAAATACCTGAATGGTGGCCAAGAGTACTGTCAATTGACTGGGGAAAACGGGCAATGTGCCATGCAATGTGGATTGCAATTTCTCCAAATCATAGAGCTTATATCTACAGAGAACGAGCTTGGTATAACAAGGACATAAGTCAATGGGCTAATGAGATTAGAGAACTTGTATATGAGAATAGTGAAACAATTCTTCAGACCACACTTTGTGGGAGTGCTTGGCAGAGTCGAGGTGGAGAATTGATTTGTGATGAGTTCCAGCGTTATTCTAGATTGGTTCCTTCTTCATCGGAGAACTCTCCTGGTTCCAGGGTGGCTGGATTGCAATTAATACATGACTATTTGAGGTGGGAGAAAGTTGCTTCATTAAAGTCAAAAGGTGAGTTCTATGATATGCAATTAGCTCAGGGAATATATAGGAAATACGGGCCGGTCGCACTGGAGGCATATAAGAAACAATTCTATGATGAACCAGAAGAAGATAATCTTCCAGTTCTACAAATCTTCGAAGAGTGCAAAGTTTTAATTGATACAATTCCAATGGCCGTTTATGCCGAGGATAAACCGGGCCGTCCTGCGGAGGATATTGCTGAATTTGAAGGAGATGATCCTATTGATAACTTGAGATATGCCTGCAAGACTATTAAACGATATTTAGCCGGTGAGATTTCCGGTTTGGACTTAGCGGCCAAGAAACAACTAGTAATGACTGATTATGGAGTAGATAATGATACAACTAGAATGTATAGAAGACTAGAAGCAATTGAGATGCATGACCATCATACTCTTCAGGATTGTATTCCTGTTAGCCGTCGAAGTAGATTTGCAAGGAGGATGGTGCATTAATGCAACCACATGAAGAGAGAGTTGTAGTAGAAAAGAAAGAGTTAGATGAGAAAATAATGAAGTTGAATACTTTTATTATTAGTAATAAGATTTTTCAAGAGTTATCAGAGGACGATAAAGATTTACTTGAGGCTCAACGTGTTGCTATGGAAGAATACTCAGAGATTCTAGGGCATCGCATTCATAGATTTAATTCATGACCAGATTCTTTCTTAGACTATTCGGAATTAGAGATTTTGAACCTTGTTCTAGTTGCGAGAATCTAAAAGAACAACTCAGATTTGAGAGAGATAATAATCAGAGATTTGTTGATACACTTATTCAGATAATCTCGCCGAAGGCGGTTGAGCAGCCTCCTGTGGAGATAAATCAAATAGCCGCAAGCTCCGCATTATTTAGTCGTCGGAGAGCAGCAATGGAAGCAAAGGATAGAGAAGAAGCTAGAATATTAAAGAATTCTACTAATTTAGGAAAGCCTGACGATGCGATAAAGAAGCTAGAACATGAGATGGGCATAGCAGATTACGATAATTCAATCCAAAGAGCAGAAGAAGGAGTGTAGAAATCAATGGCAAACGCAGCACCGGCTACTGTAACGACATCATTGGCAACTGGACCAGGACAAGCATTGAGTTCAGTTAAGTTTACAGATGTTAATTCTATTGAGGTTGATTTCCTTCGTAATCTATTGAAAATTACACGTTCTGGTTCTGGCTCAACTCTAATATGTGCATATGACGCTGCGGCTACTATTACTTGGACCGTAGCGGCTGGTGTTTCTACATTGGCATTTAGCTAAAATCAATGGCTAATCAACCAATAATCATTGGAACTGTAAAAGTTACAGCTAAAGACATAAACGGAAATAATATTGCTAAACAATTCAACTCTGTATATTCTTTGTCATTCGATTATAATAAAGGAATGATTAGTCTTGTAGATGTTACTGGACAATTTTATTTTCCATTAATTCCTATGACTACATTGACATACACAATGACTCCTGGTCCTAGTGCTACGCATACTATCGTAATGAGTTAGTATGGCTGCCTGGAACAGCTCATCGTTAGGCTTTAGTGATCATAATGGTATGAGACAGAGTAGTGGTTTGCTTAAAAATTTAACAGAGCGTATTAGCAAACAGCATTTGACTGAGCATCGTATGTTCGGAAGTAGGAGAGGACATACACAAGCTAATCCATTGAAAATAGGCAAGAAGTTTAAGATGAAGGGTAAAGGAACAACTAGAACATTGAGCAGTTCTGATAAATCAACAAGTCCTAAAGGTGGAGGTATTAGTCCTTCGATTGAAGAGTTTGATAAGATGATGTCAAGAGTAGCTGGTAAGAGTTCTACTGGGTTTGGTGGAAAGAAGATGTTCAGCCGCAAGTCATTTGGATAAATAATGTTTCCACCTAATCCGCCTAATCAACCTCCGCCGCAACAGCCGCAGAAAGAAAAGAAGAAGAGAGAACAGTCTGAACAGGAATTTGATGAAATTTCTTCATTGCTAAAGACTGTTTCAGATCACTTCATTGCAGAAGATAGGATGACTCGTGAAAGACAGATTAGACACTGGAGACGGCTCAAACTTTATTGGGCCAACTTCAGCCAGATTTATTGGAGCGAAGTTGCACATGATTATAGAATATACAATAGGGACATCAACGCTACAGACACAGACCAGGACTATTATGATAAACCAGTCAACATTTTCAAGGCCTTTCTTGAGACAATTATTGCGGCACTTTCAATTCAAATCCCTGCTATAAACTGTGTTCCAGATGATGCCGATAATCCACTAGATTTACAGACGGCTAAAGCCGGAGATGAAATTTCTAAGCTAATTTATAAACATAATGATGTGATGTTCTTGTGGCTTCATGCTCTCTATATTTACTGTACAGAAGGGATGATCTGTTGCTATTCGTATCCAAAGGCTAAGAAAGAGTATGGAACATACGATAAGCCTAAATATAAAGATGAAGAAATACAAGCTAGAGTCTGTCCGCAATGTGGTTCTCGTCAGCCAGATGAAGCATTCTCGGAAGAAGAAGAATTTGAATTTGAGCCGGATGATGACGATGTAGACATTAAGAATGCACTAAGCGAAGGACCAATCTGTCAGGAGTGCGGAGCACAGCTTGATAAAGATCTCCAGAAGACTAAGCTAATAGTTCCAAGATTAGTCGGAGTAACGGCCGAACCTAAGAGTCGAATTTGTTTAGAAGTATATGGTGGATTGTACGTTAAGGTTAGTAATACAGCTAAATGCCAAGAAGACACTCCTTATTTGATTTATAGTTATGAAACTCATTATTCTAATGCACTAGAATGTTATCCTGATTTGCGTGAAAAGATGCCGCACGGTGGATGGTCTAACATTGGAGTTTCTGATCCATACGAGCAGTATGGCCGTCTTAACACTCAATTCCGTGGAGAGTTTCCAGAAGAGAATGTAACTGTTAAAAATTGTTGGCTGCGGCCTTCTTCTTTTAACGTTTTACCTGAAGATGATTACAAGAAGCTAAAAAAGAAGTTTCCAGATGGATGCCGTTTCGTAATGGTTAATGATATTCCGGCAGAATATGAGAATGAATCACTGGATGACCATTGGACTCTGACTGAGAATCCAATGAGTGATTTTCTGAATCATGATCCTCTTGGAGAGCTTCTAACTAATATTCAGGATATTGTTAATGATCTTATTTCACTGACATTGCAAACTATTGAGCATGGCATTAGTCAAACATGGGCCGATCCGGCCGTTGTTAATTTCGCAGCTCAAAGACAAATAGAAGCAATGCCAGGTACTATCACTCCTACTAAACCAATATCAGCCTCAAAGAATGTAGGAGAAGCATTCTATTCGTCAAAGACGGCCAGTCTAGCTCCAGAAGTATTTGCATTCTATAAGATCATTCAAGAAATGGGACAGTTTGTTTCTGGTGCTCTTCCGAGCATATTCGGAGGAAATCAAGCCGCTGGGAGTTCTAGAACAGCTAGCGAATATGCAATGTCTAAAGGCATGGCATTGCAGAGATTACAGACTCCCTGGCGGATGATGACCATCTGGTGGAAGAAGATATTTGGTAAAGTAATACCGATGTATATTAAGAACCTATACGAAGATGAAAGAGTTGTTGAAAAGGATGAACAAGGTAATTTCATTAATGTCTTTATTAGAAAAGCTGAGCTTGACGGCCGCATTGGGAGTATTGAATTAGAACCAGATGAGAAACTCCCAATTTCAGATGAGCAGCAAGCTGATTCGATTATGCAGTTATTCCAGATAAATAACCAGGAAGTCACAGCGGCATTGATGGACCCTGAGAATCTCCCATATATTGCTAAAATCATCAAGATTCCAGAGTTCAGAATTCCTGGTGAAGACGATAGAGAAAAGCAATTCGAAGAAATTAATGAGCTGATAAATGCTTCTCCAATTCCTCCCGACCCTCAAGCTGTTCAACAGTTTCAACAAGCATCTCAGCAAGCGCAGCAGGCACAACAAGCTGGAATGCCTCCGCCGCAAATACCTCCACAGCCGCAAGAACAGCCATCAGTTCAAATAGATCAAGATGTAGATAATCATCAGATTGAAGCAGTTATTTGTAAAAATTGGTTAATTAGTAGTGCTGGAAGATTAGCAAAACGAGAGAATCCTAACGGCTATAAAAATGTATTATTACATATGAAAGCTCACATGGCTATTGTTCAACAGCAACAGCAAGCACAGCAATTACATCAAGATCAAATGCAATTAGCTACTGGGATGGAAAAGAAGAAAATTGGAGAACCAAGCGGAAATACTCAGGAGGCTAAGCCGAAGCATCCTGAAAAAATAAAGACTGGAGCTCAAGGTGCCGATAGAAGTCCTATCTCCTGATAATTCTGGAATAAAGCCATCAGCAAAAACGGCTGATGATATTAATGATCTCTTCAAGGAGATAGACAGTGAAGACTCTGGTCATAAAACTAAAGAGCGAGATGCGGCTAAAGGAGATAAAGAAGGAGGTAGAGAAACTAGAGAACTTCCTGAAAAAGACAGAGACGAAAAAGAAGAAGATGAATTAGAGCTTAAAGAACCTGACGAGGAAGATGAAGAGAAGCTAGATTTAACTAAAGAAGATGATTTTGAAATTCAAACTCCTCCAAGGAAGAAGGAAATATTAAAGAAGTATCCTGAGCTATTTAAAGATTATCCATTCTTAGAAAAGATGATGTATCGTGATAGACAATGGAATGAGATTTTCGGTAGCTTTGATGACGCTAAGGAGTTGGCAGATAAGGCTGAAGTTTTTAGTAATTTTGAAAATCAACTATTGGCCGGAAACACTACTGATATTCTAAATGAAGTAAAAGAGGCTGATAAAGCAGCATTTGATAAAATAGTTGATGATTATTTACCGGCCTTACACAAAGTTGACAAAGAAGCATATTATCAAGTTGTCGGAAACTTAAATCGTAGATTAATTTTGGAGATGGTTCAGGAAGCTAATGATACAAATAATGATGACTTAAAGCAGGCCGCTCTGCTCGTCAACCAATTCGTTTTCGGCACGTCAAAGTTCACTGCTCCGCAGAATAGAACTCAGAATAATAATGGGCAGCAGAACGAAGTTCAACAAGAACGTATTAATTTTGTTAAAGAACGGTTCGAAACGGCCCGTGATGATCTTCAAACAAAAGTTGATAACACTCTTAGGGCGACTATATCAGATTATATTGATCCTAAAGGAGTCATGAGTAGTTATGTTAAGAAGAATGCTGTTACTGATGCTATGAAAATACTGACTAGTTCTATTGCAAGAGATCCAAGTGTTATTAAGAATCTTGATACATTGTGGAGAACAGCATTTAACACTAAGTTCTCAAAAGATAGTCTAAGCAAGATTCAATCATTCTATCTTAGCAAGGCCAAGGGGAACCTTAAAAATGCGATTCTCAAAGCTCGTTCTGAAGCTTTGAAAGATCTAGCACCTCGTCATAGAGAAACTGATGACGATACAGACAGGGAAGAAGAAACTCGTCCACAAAGACGACAAATTAGTGCTGGCCGTCCAAGCCAATCAACTGGTAAAAACCAAATGAAGAAAGGTGAATCCGTAACCGATTTCTTTATGCGAGATTGAGGTTTAATATATGCCAGGACAAGTAGTTGAATCTGTAGTTGCCGGAACAGAGCTGGAACGTGTGTTGCCGAAAGTGACTACGGTCTTTGAAAGCGATGACACCTTTTTTGGAAATATTAAAAAAAGAGATGTAGAAGTAGTTAGCTATAGAGAGATGCGAGCACCTATGGAACTAAGACCAGGTGGTCGTTTTCAATATTTTAATCCCGATGGTGGAGATATGGGCCGCGGTGGTGGTCCTACTTGGGATAAAGCCGTTCTGCGTCCTGTATTTCTATCAGAGAATATTGAATATACTAAACTAACTCAGTGGTCTACAGATGACCGTAGAAAGTCTGTTATCAACGCAGTCCGTCGTTTGACTGCGGGAGCTACTGTCGAAATTAAAAGACAGCTAGATGCTCAACTACAAGGTACTGGAACCGGCCAAGTAGGAACTATTACTACTCAGACTACTACTGCTGGAGTAGATACGTATGTTATGGATGCCGAATTTGGTGCACGGCTAGTAAGATACGATCAAGTAGTGCAGGTTTATGATACTACTTTGGCTACATTTAGAGGAAAGGGTGTTGTAACGCTATGGGACGTTGAAGCAAAGACTATTAACGTCACTCCAGCAATTACAGGCTCTACAAATACAGATGTATTAGTTGTAGATGGATTGACTAATCCTACTGCACTCCCTGGATTGTATGGTGTTCCATATCATCATAGTAATGCTAGTACAGGCACTTGGTTGGGTTATGATAGAGCTACAACTCCTGAAATTCGAGCTAATCGAGTTAATGGAAACGCTAGTGCTCTAACACTGCCACTTCCAAGACTAGCAATCAATAAGATTGGTAATAGAGTTGGTATTGATAATAACTTTGATCCTCAGGCTTGGACACATCCTTGTCAAGCTCAGGCTTATGAAGAGATTGGACAGCTAATTTCGATTATCCATAAAGCACCTAAAGATGAATCTTTGAATTTGTATTTTGGTGATAACATGCAGCTTGCTGGTGCTCCAATCCGGCAGCATTTTAATTGGTCTAAGAAACGTATTGATTTTATTGTTAGCTCTGTTTGGGGCCGCGCTGAGATATTGCCTATTGGATTCTATACGAGTGATGGCCGTCGCATCTTTGAACTTCGTGGTAGTTCAGGAGGCGTTGCGGCTGCTGATATTTTCTATATGGTCGTGGGATTTCAGACCTTCGTGCTCAATCCCGCAGCTTGTGCATATATCGATAATTTGGCTATTCCTTCTGGATACTAAAAGGAGAATAAAATGAGTGACCAACTCTTTCAGAACATTTCAACTGTTCAATCAGGACTACAGCCTACTCCTATTACAGTTACAGCTGCTGCTACTATTGCACCACAGAATTTTCTAACTGTTTTGACTGGTAATACTGCTGTTTCAACTATTATTCCACCTGTTACCGGAGTGCATATGCTAGCTATTATGGCCGGAACGACTACTGGTTTTACAACTGGTGGGAATATCGTTGGAGCCACAACTACAGTAGCTAGTAGAGTTTATCTATTCGTATTTAATCCACTAACAGATGCTGGATTTGCTACAACTGGTGGACATTACTTGCTTGTTAGTTCAACTACGAGCTAGCGGAGTGTGCAGGCTGGAGAAATCTGGCCTGCACAAATAAAATGAAACAAAAAAAGATTTTAGTGGGCTTGTCAACTGGTGAACACATTCGTAGGGCTGAGTTTCTGCCATCATTCATAGGCTTGATGCGGCCAGAGAATTGTTTTACAGCAACAGTTCATGGTCAATCACCTGCTAAATCAAGAAATCTGCTAATAGATAGAGCTATAGAAAATGATTGTACACACATCCTATTGCTCGACGATGATATGATTCCTCCGTCAGATACATTGATAAAACTAGTTGAGCACAATAAAGATGTCGTGTCGGCATTATATCTTTTGAGATCATTTCCACATAGACCTGCACTTTTCGATAAAGCATACGAAAACGGCAAGTGTAAATTCATGTCTCTCACTCCTGAACTTTCAGGACTAGTCGAAGGAGTGAATTGCGGATTAGGCTGTGTTTTAATTGCAACTAGAGTGTTTGAGAAGATGGAAAGACCTTATGTAAGATTGGGAGAATTAGAACAGGATGAGTGGTGTGATGATGTAGGATTCTTCAACCGAGTTAAGAAAGCAGGTTTTAAGGTATTTTGTGACCTTGATTGTCCAGTTGGACATATGACTAATTTAACTATTTGGCCGGAAAAAGTTAACGGTGTATGGTTAACGAATTACAAACATCCTGATGGTAATATTCATATTGCACAGAATATATTAACTGATGCACAGATTAAAGAACAAGAAGAAAAGAATGACGCTTTATCATTAAAATCACGCAAACATTCTCTGTCTCACGTTTAGTGAGATCGTGCTAACGCACGGGAGAAGGACAAAATGTCAACAGTAACGATGGACCCAACCCCGGCATCATTTACACCAATCAATATGTTCGCAATGTTGCGAGCTATGGTGAACAACAATGTGCCATTTCTAACTATTTCTGGAGCACCTGTAAATGGAGCTTCTGGTTCATTCGCTGGACAAGCTGGTCCTGGAGTCGGATTAGTTGACTATTTGAACGGAATAGAGTATCAGAATACTGGAACTCTAGCATCTCCAGTTTGGACTAGACAGACTGTTGCCGCAACGGGGTTAACATCGAATCAGATTAATGCTGGTATTATCCAGACTATTACCGGACAGATTAGTGCCGCTAATATTATTGCAACTACTGCTGGAGCACTAGGACATGCTAATGGTGTTATCATGGTTCCAGCTTGTGCCGCTAAGTCTGTAAACGTTCTATTGTCAGCTACAATAGCTATGGACTTTCTAACTGCCGCTTACACGGCTGGTGGAAATACTACGGTTAATATTGGTGGAGGTGGTGCCGCATTGACTGGATTAGTTAATACAACTACATTCATTCAGGCCGCAAGCGACGTAATCATCAACTTGGTTCCACTCGCAGCAACAAATCTTAGTTATGTAACTGGTGCTAATAGTTTGAATCTAGTGACTAGTATTGCTCCGACTAATCCAGGGACTGCTGCTGGAGTAATTAACTATCAAGTAACCTATCAGACAATTCCTGCTCTGATTGACTAGTTTTTGGAGTTCTGAAGGATGGAGCTAAGAGAGAGCATCGAGTCGATAAATTCACGATTATCTGATGAGTTTGGAAGAGATATAGGCGACGGACGGCCGTTTTATCGTGTAGTTTGGAGTGATGATCAATTTGAGAAAAGAATAACTACGCATACACATTTTGGAGATGAGCTAATTCATCCAGAAGTTAGATTGTTGCCAAAATATAAACAATATATTCAGCATAGATACGTCTTAGAACGGCTAACTCCTATTGTGGGAGAGACTGATCTTGTAGATAAAATAGCATATGAAGTTGTATGGACATTTCAGGATAAAAAAGGCAATTATCTACCGCCTTGGTTTGAAGCGTGTAAATTTATAGTTGAGAATATTCTTATGAATCTAGGAGCTAAGAATTACTATGCTAAATATAAGGATATTATGGATGAAGAGCACTACTTAGCTGAAGTCCAAAAAATGCAAGACGAACTTTTTGGTAATGAGACGGACGTTGGAGATCACTTAGCGTATGGGACAGGAGTTGTAGTTCCTGGAAGGATTAATTAATGGCTGAAGTTGGAGCACCGATCATTGCTGGAAATACCCCATTAGAATTTACTAATAGTTTCTTGAATAGCCGCAGGCTAGTTCGAGCTCAGAAAAATCCGATGGATAAATGTACTATTATTAGTATTTATCCTAGGGAGATTAATGAAGTTAAACATACGATTGAGCCAGGACATTTTCATATTGAAGCTGGAACGTTTGAGAATCCTTCAATCCTAATAGTTGGTTCTAGCTCATGGTTTAAGGATATTGACGTGGCACAGCCTATGATAGAGATTCCAAATAGTAGTATACAAATAGCTGAATCTATCATTAAAGATTATGCGGGCAGTTTGCTCGGCGTCACTCCGGATGTTGGGCCAGGGTTGTTTTTTGTTTTGGGAGAATATAAGATTTTAGATATTAAAATGAAATATAAGAATGAGTTAGATAGAGCTAATGAGAAACAGATACGATGGTATCAAATACTAGTTCGTCTTGCAGATAGTTTGTGGGCTCGGAGTAATGGAAACCCATTGGTGATTTCAGATGATGCTAGATTAGCCGCAAGGAGCTTACATCAAAATGATAAACCGTGGCTGAAAGATTTTGCTGCTATTCAACGAGTGCCTTGCCGCTTCTGTGGAAATTTAAGAGATCCCGCGTTCCCAATCTGCGCTGCTTGTAAGGCAATAGAACCTACGCATCCACTCGCCAAAGAGATAAAGTTTGCTATATGAGCATAACAGCATCTCGGACAGTCCAGATTCAATATTCAGGAGACATGAGTTCTCAGATAATTAATTCTGCTATTGACAATACAACAGCATTCGGTGAAACAGATACAGATACTCTAGCAATTGGAGCTAACACAATAACAGCACCGGTAGTATCTGGATTGACTATTTCAGGATTAACCATAATACCACCTGCCGGAAATGTCAATCTGATAATACTCAAGGGAGTAACTGGCGACGTTGGAGTGCCATTACATAAAACGGACCCGACTTCTATAGCATTGGATTCTACATTTGTTAGTTTAGTATTGACAGTTACTGTTGCAGTAGTCGGAGTTCGTTTGATTTGGACGTAATTCATGCCAAGACCTAGTGACATCATTACGACCGTATCAGGACTCATGAATGACAGTGCACAAACACTTTACACGAATGCTGTTTGTTTGCCATTTCTGAATCTTGCATTAGATGAACTTCAAGAAATTTACGAGCAGAATGGATTGCCAATCACCAACGAAACGAGTGCTGCTATAACGATTCTATCATCGAGTGCTAACACTAAGATAATAACAGATATAGGATTTGATACAGTTCCGGCTCTTCCGTCCGATTTGATAGAAATCCAAGATCTATGGGAATCACCAACTGGATTGAATAAATGGACTGAAATGGTGAAAAAAGAATTTATTCCTAACTATCTAAAAGATGGGACCCAAATCTCTCAGTTTTTGATTTGGGCATGGGAGCACGGACGAATCAAGGTGGTTACAGCTAATCAGAATAATGATATTAAGATAGATTATACTGCTTCGATATTTAACACTCCTATTCAAATCAAAGATATTGCTGTGAGTCTGCCATTTACGAATATAAAAACTTATTTAGAGTACAAAACAACGGCCCTATGCAGTATGTTTATTGCTGAAAACGAGACTAGAGCACAAGCTTTAGACAGTCTTGCAGGAACCGCATTGAATAGAGCACTCGGGATTCCGATCAAAGGTATGCAATCTGTAGTTACGAGAAGACGGCCGTTTCGACATTCGTTTAAACATCGCGGAATAAGCTATTAGCCATGTCTCCAGTCAGAGATCATCAAGGAATAACATTAGCAACATTTAATGGTTTGTGGAATAGGGGAGATCCAGATACAACTCCTATCGACCATTTTAGTGATTGCAATAACATCAGATTTATAGGAAATTCATTCAAATGGCGAGACGGGATAGGAATATCGCAAAATGTAGCCGTTCCGCTCTACAATATTAAGAGAATCTACAACTATCCTACACAGACTGCGAATACGTTGTTAGTTCTAACCTGGGATGGAACTACTGGAATCATCTATCATGTAGTTTCTTCGATTTTAACATATTCAATACTAACAATCATTGGAATGGAAGATTTTGCTTTTGTTCCTTATGCTGGTAGAGCATTCATCTCTCCTTTTTCATCTATTATAGTTGGAACCAATGTTATTGAGGTTGGTTTAGCTAATCAATTCTTATATGTTTACGCTGGTGACGGAACGGCCGCTAGGAAGGCTGCTGGTTCTGGAATGACTGGAACCATGACAGTAGCTTTTGGGGCCGCTGGACATACAGATCCAGGATTACATATATTTGGATTCGTATCACAAACTATTTCTGGTTATAATGCTCCTCCAGGTATTTTAACTAGCTTTACGACAGTTGCTGCTAGCTCTGTATCTTTTGGAAGCATTCCAACATCAGGTGATCCAACTGTTGTTAAACGATTACTTGTTTCGTCGAAGGCTATTGATCCAACTGTATTTGCTGCAAGTCCAGATTTGACTGGATATGAACTCTTTTTTGTTCCAAATGGAGTTATTAACGATAACACTTCAACATTCTTGAATAATATATCATTTTATGACGCCGATTTGCTGGCTGATGCATCTAATCTTTTATCAAATTATACAGCAATTCCTGCTGGAGCCTCATTGAGTTTATATCATGAAAGACTATGTTTAGCGGCTACAGCTACAGACATATCTTTAATGTTAGTTTCTCAACCAGGTGAACCTGAAGCCATTAATCAGATTACCGGTCTTATCGTAGTACCGCTAGATGGAAATCCAATTACTAATGCTCAAGAAATGAGAGATGTTCTATATGTATTTAAGAGAGCTAGAACCATAGCATATGCTGATAATGGAGGAGATCCTGTTTCTTGGCCGTCCACAATTATTGACAATGCTTTAGGAACTTGTGTTCATGGAATAGCTACTGTTTTAGACTCCGGAAGTTCATCAATCGACTATTTGATCATCTGCACATATCAAGGGATTAGTCAATTTAATGGAAAATACGTAGTTCCTGAACTTTCATGGAAGGTTGAAGGTTTTTGGAAGACTCTTGATCGTACTAAATTCAATATTATACAGATAATTAATGCTCCGATTCAAAAAGAGATATATGTTGTATTGCCAACTAGGAATATGTTAATTGGAAATTATGCAAATGGAATGGACTGGAAGAATATTAGGTGGAGTCCTTGGTCATTTTCGATGCCAGTTAATTCTGTTGCCGTTCAGAATATTTCTGATATTATTCTTGGGATGAATCTAACGTAATGCCAACAGTAACATTAACTCTTGGTGGAGCCTCTCAAGATCATTGTGTTACTCCACCATTTTCTAATTATTGGAACTCAACAACAATTATTGGAAATTCAGTTTCACTTAATAACATAGTTTTACAAATTGTTGAAGCAAACACATTTCTTCCTACATTTGCTTCTATCATATCTGCTACTTTAAATATTACTACTGCCTTTGCTGGACATACTACTTCATCAACTGAAATCTTTTTATATGCAGCACTTAATGCTACTGATTTTGAGACTTCATTAGCATTTATAATTGGTTCATATGGTGTTCTAAATAAGCCATATGGAACATATGCAATTCCTCTTACTCACGATCCAGCTTGGCCATATGCTGCTCAATATCCTTATATTGGTTATCTTATAAATGGATATAGCTCTAATTCTCAAATTGGTATAACATCTGCGAACGTAGTTATAGTCTATAATAGTATTGATGTCACGGCAATCACACCCACGAACGGCCCGATTAAAGGTGGAACTCCTATCGTTATTTCAGGTGATGGATTCTCAACAGTTAGCTCTGTCACATTTGACGGCATTGCGGCTACATCAGTAGTAGTAGTTAATTCTAATACTATTACTTGCATAACACCTCCGCACGCAACTGGTGTTTATATAGATGTTGTTATTACTGCAACTGATGGTTCTATAGCAACTCTTCCAGCTTCCTATCAGTATAGAAATGTCCCATTTTCGTGGACTATTAATGGGATTCCATCAATCGCTGGAAATCCTCCAACGGTTCCATTAGATTATAATAATCCAATCAATATTGTAACTACTGGTCCGAATGGAGTTCCAACTGGAGTGATTTCTCCTGGTGCAATTCCTGTTCCGGATGGGATAACTACACCGATATATATTACGTACACTCCTATATCTGGTTCTCCTATAACAATAGAAGTTCCTTCATTACCTCCTGGAATTGATCCAACTACTCCAATTCCTCCAGGAACTATTCCAACTCTTCCGCTTCTTCCTGGTATAAATCCTAGTATTCCTGTAGTTTTATCTGGCACCCCGACGGAGTTTTCAGGAACTGTAGCATTAGGATTATTTACTATCACGATAGTTAATGGTGCCGGAATTTATGTTATCACTCCTGGGAATACAGCAGATACGCTGTATGTGAATAGTCCAATTAATAATACTACTGCTCAAGTGAAATTTCCAGATCCATTCGTCAAAACAGCTTTTATCCCATAAGAAATGGCCAAGAAAGCTACAGTCACAGACGAACAAGTAATTAATCATTATGGCGCTGTTAGATTACGTGTTAATGGCTCAGGAAATCTTTTAATGACACTGTTCAGCTTTGATGAGGTTAGGAATAATATTCTAGTGCCAGTTCCATTACAGACTACAACAAGTACAGAGCCAAATAGATTAAGTAACTTTACTCAGCAGAGAGCTAAGTTGATGATTAGTACGCAGAATATAAATGAAACATTTCAAATCTCTAAAATTATAGTATTTGTCAAGCCAGTAGCAAAATCATTCCCAGAAACTAGCTAACTGAAATGGCAACAACCATCGATCCTGCCCGTCTATATGCAATCTTGATGAATACTGGTCTACAGAATAAAGACCAGCCTCTTTATCAAGTAATACATGATTTGATTGCGACTCTTGTATCTGTTAATACTCAAGTTACTACTCTTCTTTCTACTATTGCTAGTTCTCCGTCAATTTCTCCGTCATCTGGTAGTTCTAAAATAATGCAAACGATTCCATTTTTTGATGATAATAGCAGTGACGATTTCTTTTTTCCGCCAAGCAGCAGTAATTCAAATTCGTCATCAATATTGGATGATAATTCTACAAATGCTAATATGTATCCAGTGTGGGTGAATGCAACTCCTGGGAATCAGCAATTAGAAACATCTTCGACTGAATTAATTTGGAATCCTAATTTTGGTTCTTTTGGTTTTAATGTTATTCCACCAGATAATGAATATCGAGTTATTATTAAAGCCGTTGCGGCCGGTTCCATTTCAGCATTATCATTAAGAATGAATTTAGGTAGTGCTCCTGGAGTATTTGATAGCCGAGTAATGTCAATTGTTAATGAGGGATTTTCACAGCAATTTTTTACTATTAATTTATCTTCTACAGCTGTACAAGTTAAATCTGGAGTCGCTGGAGTTAATTTAGGTTTAGATTTAGCAACTATTGGTGCTGCTCCATTAACATTAAGTACTGCTGCAACAATTAGATGGACTCTTTATCCTACTGGTGGATTTTCTAATACTGGAGTTGATCCTAGTGCAACTAATGTAGCAGTAGCTGGAAATCTTGCTGTTAAAGGATTAATTACTGGTAATTTACCAGTTCAGGGTTTAATTAATTGGGATAATGATGTTGATGATTGGCCGAATTTCACTCCTATAATTCAGAATTTTACTGGAATAATAACTGATAACCAAAATAATATTGCAGTAACCTCAACAGATGGAATGGCTGTTAAAAATGAAACTCCATCAACTGCTGGTGTTCCAATCCAACAGTCTCCAAGATTACGATTTAGAAGTCATGTTTGGAATACTACTACTCCAGCAGATAATACGAGTGATTTCTGGTGGGAGAGTGTTCCTATAAGTGCAGCAGCACCTAGAGGATTAATGCAACTTGGCACATCACAGAATGGGGCAGCCGCAACGTTCCCATTTTCTGTGACAGATCAAGGTATTCTAACATCTGCAAATGAATTAAATAGTACTAGTGGAGGATTGACTATTAATCAAGGTGGACAGATTACTTGGGGAGCACGTGGCCGTATCAATACTCCAGCAGATGCACAATTTAATTTTGTTAATCATGCAATAACAATTGGTGTTGGATTTGATGTTTCTACTACTGCATTACTGAAGATTCGCACATTAGCACAAACAGGTGATGGTTCACTCTCAGCTCTTAACATTACAACTTCTGGAACTTTGATTGATAAATCATATAATATTGCAGCTCCAGTAACTCTTGGAACTGTAGTAATGTCTGCTGGACAGCAACGTCAAATTATTAATCCAGCTGGAACTCTTGCAGTCTTGACTGTAACTCTTCCATCGTCACCCACAGATGGACAGATTGCTGGAATAAGTTTCACTCAAGCAATTACAGCATTGACAATAAATGCTCCTGGTGGTGCTACAGTTATTGCTCCATTAACAGCAGCCGCAATAGATACTAATATTAGATTTGTTTATCAGGCATCTTCAACTTCGTGGTTTCCAGCGGCTTAGTTTAAGGGAATTAAAGTGTCAAATGGAAATGCGATAACTCAGATGGGTCTTGCACATGATTCATCATTTTTAAATCGTGTGCAATATTTGATGACTCAAAATGCACTAACAATCTTAGCTGAAATCAATACAACTCCAAATCATAATCTTAGAGTTCAATTAGCTCATCAAGTATTAAGCAATCCTGGTCAAGCAGCATCTAATGCTTCTGTGGTTATTGTAGGAAGTGCTAATTTAGTTGCAGCAAATACTACAACTAATGCTGATGGAAGCGTAACAACTGATGCTACTGATGCCGCAATATTATCACAAATATTCACTTTGTGGAGTGCTCTAGCAGGAGTTTCAACTTAATGGCTCAGAACAAAGTCATCCGTTTCGGACCAGTTGCACTAACTAATACACTAACAACGAATATTATTAACTGCAATATTACGTCACTAGCTGGGCCAGTTGGATATACACAGACTCAGCCTTATTTGATTATTAAACATATAAGAATAGTGAACAAAACGGCCTCAGCGGCTACATTTAGTCTATGGATTGGTGCTACGGGTGGCAACGTAGCTGGAACAGAAGCTATTGGAAACGCATTATCAGTAGCTGCTAATTCTTCATTTGATTGGTATGGTTATTTGCGGCTCGATGCGGCTGATTTCCTTGTTGGGGGAGCTTCTGCGAATACTACTCTCACACTAGAAGCAGAAGGGGAAATTGGATTGGTGTAAAAAATGGCTACAAACTACGATCTTCTCAAATCAAGTAGTCCGGGTGAGGGTATTGCTCCACAAATGATATCATCTAATCCAAATGAAGGTGTTGCTCCTATTTCTCCGAGTTCTAATATGATTTCATCCAGTCCTATTAGTTCTCTTCCTACTGGTTTAGGAAGTCCTGGTGGTGGTAGTTATAATGCTTATGCAGGTGGAGGAGCTTCTGGTGTAGTACCTGGAGGTGGATCTATTGCCTCTCTAAATAATAGTAGTCCAGCTACTAACCCTAATGGTGGTGGAATGGGTGCTGGTTCTTATGTGAATGGGGTACTACCGCCTAGTAATAATACAACTAATAGTTCTCCTAATAATTACTCTCAAATGATCACATCGAGTCCTAATATGACTCTCCCAACTAATACACTTGGATCAAGTATGATTACTAATAATGCCACTCCGAATTTAGCATCTCCTATTTCTGGAACTACTAATGTTGCAGCTCCTACAGGTTCTACTCCAAGTACGATGAATACTCAGCCTTCTAATATTATGAATCCTGCAATGCAAGGTAGTATGAATCAGCCGTCTCTAAATTCATTAGGAAGTAGAAATAAGCTTTCTACGTTTGGAGCACTACAGTAATGCCATTTAGTGCAATGGGTAGAATGCCATTTGCTAATACTAATACGACTGCATCTGGTCCTATTTCAACATTTGGTGATCCATTGAATTTTAATGCAGCCGCTAATACACAAGCTAGTGATTATGATACAATAATGGCAAATTATAATAATATTATAAAAGCAAATCAGAATAACCCAATCACGTCTACGAATGTAACTCCACAGACCTCAGCGGCTCCAGCGAATGTAACTGCACAAACTGTTACTCCACAAACTATAAATGCACAGAATGTAACTGCACAAAAATCTGGTTATCAGCAATCTGGTGATGTAACTCAATCTCTAGCTGATTTATCAAATCTAGCACGAACTGGTGGATACACAGCTCAAGGAATTGCTGATATTAGAGCTAGAGATATTTCTCCTACTAGATCTATTTATGCTAATGCTCAACAGAATGTGGATAGGGCTAGGGCATTAGGTGGCGGCTATTCACCGAATGCTAATGCTACACAAGCTCAAATGGCTAGAGATGAATCTAGCCAGATTAGTGATATCGGAGTTAATGCAAATGCTGGAATCGCACAAAATGTAGCTGCAAATGAATTAGCCGCAAGTGGGGCTTATGGAAGTGCTGCTGGAGCTGCAAATGCACAACAAGCCCAAGCTGGAGAATTTGACGCTAATGCAGTAAATCAAGCTGGTGAGTTTAATGCTGCTAATGCTTTGACAGCTAGTACAGGTAATGCTGCTAACGCATTAACGGCTAGTGCTGATAATGCTGCCAATGCCCTAGCGGCTAGTACTGGTAATGCAAATAGAGATACGCAAAACAATCAATTCAATGCAAATAATGCTAACACTGCTAATACTGCCAATGCTGATAGATCTTTATTGGCTCAATTTAATAATAGAAATAGTACTATAGGGGCTATACAGGGACAAGCTAATTTATACGGTACTACACCAGCACTTACGAATACATTTGGTAATCAAGTCATGCAAGCACAAAGTTCTGGACAAAACCAGCAAAATATAGATAATGCCCAACGCAGAGCTCTCTTCGGGTATTGATTATGCCAACTTTTATGGATTCTCTAACGGCTAACCCTTCTGGTAGCGGTGGAATATATAATAGCCAAAAGCCTCCTGATCAAGCTAATGAGTTAGCTATTGTAAATCAATTAAAAGATAGAGAGATGCGAGATTTTAAAGATAAAGCTGGCTTTATGGCCGATTTGAGCCTAAAGCAAGAACGATTACGAGCAATGTATGATCCTACTGCTCTGCATCAGCAAGATGCACAAAATCCTAATCAACAACAGGGGCCACAAGTTAGCCAAGTTAGAGATCCTAATGCTATGAATGCTAATCAAAAAGGTGAATTGGATATTAAACAGCAGGGATTGAATTTAGATAAACAAAAGTTAGACCAACAGAAACAGCTTGGTCAAGAAGCTCAAGATACAAAGAGTGCTCAAGAAAAGTTAAATCAGCAGAAGAGTGATCAGATTCATGCTCAGAAAATAGCTGAATTAGAAGCTAAACAAGCAGAATCAAAAAATAAGCTAGATTTAGCTCATCAAGCACTAACAGATAAGAATACCAATCTCCAGAATCAACTAGAACTTCATGATACCATAGCTAAGAATACAAAGGCATATCATGATGCTGAAATGTCTAAAAAAGATCTAGTTTTTGCACAATCTCAGAAAGCTCATCAAGACTTGATGGATGCAATGCAGAAGAAGCTTGATGCCGCTAATAAGACTACAACAACGACATTAAATCCTGATGGAACTAGCAAGACTGTTAAAACAACTACTGGTTCTGATGCTGGCACAGTTCAAGTTAAAGGGAAGGACGGTAAAACATATGAAATACCTGCTAATAAGCAAGATGAATGGAATCAGCAACATGCTCCAGATAAAACTCCGCCAGCAGCATTAGCTGGGCCGCAAGCTGGTCAGGATAGTTCCGATGACGAAGAGAATGATTCTAGTGAGAATGGACGATAATGCTACCGCGTGAAATCAAGCAGCCAATAGAAGTTAAATTATCTGGAAATACGTCTAAATTCATTCGACGGAATTATCATCATTTTAATGCACTAGTATTAAAAAATGCCACAATGGCATATAAGAAGCTATTAGATGATAACGGTAAAATGTTCGTATCTATGGCCGGCGCTATGTCTACTGGAAGACTAGGAATTTCATTAGCCGCTATGATTCGAAAAGGATATGTTTCCGGGCTTAGTGTCACAGGGGCAAATCTAGAAGAAGATGTTTTTAATCTAGTGGCAAATAAAGAATATGTTCACATCCCAGATTACAGAGACATTACTCCGGAAGATAATAAGGAGATGTTAGATCAGAAATTGAATAGAGTAACTGATGTGGCTATTCCTGCTAGTTCAATGAAGGAAGTTGAAGACGTTATTATTGAAGCATGGAAGAGTTCTGAAGATAGGAAATTCCCACATGAGTTTCTTTATGAAATTCTTCTAGCTGGAAAGCTTAAGAAATACTATCAAATTGATGAAGCTGAAAGTTGGCTACTTGCAGCGGCCGAAAAAGACATTCCAATCGTAACTCCAGGTTGGGAAGACTCAACTCTAGGCAATGTTTTTACTGCTCTCGTACGTAAACAGGAAGTTGATTTATCAGTACTGAAGAATGGCATCGAAGCCATGAATTATCTAGCTGATTGGTACTTAAAAACTAAAGAGAATAAAGGATTTTTTCAAATCGGAGGTGGAATTGCTGGAGATTTTAGTATTTGTGTAGTTCCTTTTTTGAAACAAGAT